TTCTCTGTCTGTTCCTTGCGGATAGCTTCACGGTGACCGACTGTTTTATCTACAGGATTCCAACCTGCATCCCACAATCTCTCGACTCGTTGCTTAGTAGAACCTGGGTTGAACTCTACGTAGTCGTAGCACTCTAGCATATCATCAACAATCTTTGTCTCAGGGTGTGAGTTTAGTGCAGTCTCTACATTCTTGAACAGGTTACCGTCTTCCTTGACACGGTACTTGATAGTCTTGATTAGCTCTAGCTTGGGTGGGAATGCCTGATGAATACGTTCCTCTAGTTCTTGTAGTCGTTTAGTAATCTCTAGATGCAAACGATTCGCAGTTGCGATGTCGAACTCAAACCCACCCTCGTGCATCTCTTGGCAGATGATTGCTACATCATGTTCAAGGCGCATAGACTGTGACCAATCCTTGTCCTTGATCTGCTTAGAGAAGTGATCGAATAGTTTCTCTGTTACCTCAACGTCACGGTGACAGTAGTCTAACATCTCTTGTGTCAGGCCACACTCGAAGTCCTTGAAGTCATCCTTCGGGAAGCCTAGTTTCTCACCCCATGTACCTAGACTGTGTGATCCGATACCGAAGTCAAGTAGCATAGACACAACCAAGGTATCAACAATCTTCTGCATGTCGATGACTTGTCCTACAATCCTGTTGATCACAGGCGCATCGAAGTTGATAAAGTTGTGACCAACCCAACGTGTGACACCCTTGGCGTACTGCTTGAACCGATCACGTTCCTCTTCGTTCTCATGTAGGTTGACGAACTGGTGTGTCTTACCTGACTCTTTCTCCTTTACACAGATACACCACAACTTGTCAGGGGTCAGGCTCTCTGTCTCTATGTCTGCGAATACTATCATTCAATTCTCCTATCCAGTGCGTCACGTCATCATATGGATTAGCTCCATCGTCCTCTATCTTCTGAGAGCTTGAAGCTTGCCTCGTCGAATCTGAGCTTACCTGCGAATCCTGTTTTACCTGCAGGTCTGTTCTTGACGAGTAGTAGTTTCGTTGTGTTCCTTTCATCACGATCCTCTGCCATCTTATCACGTTCTAGTTTCACTACAACAGATGCACGTTTCGCAATGGTTCTGCAATCTCGTACCTGTCCATCATCATTCTCATGGGCGATGGTTACGATTCCCACATTTAGTTCAGAGGCAATGCGAGATAGCTGTACTGACAAGGCAGACAACCATTTCTCTACTGACTCTTCACCCTTACGAGAGTAGGCTAAGTCTTGTATCGGTTCAAAGAATACATAGTCTACTCCACAAGCCTCACGGAAATACCTGATCTTTTCTAGTATGTCCATAGGGTCTTCGTCTACTGCGATCTGGAACTGGAACAGGCGTTCATCTTGTGATAGTTCGATGATTGCTTGCTTGACTTCCTCTTCCATATCGTTCTCTTGAATCAAGTCTTTGCGTGTCAGGTTCATGTTCAAGTGATACGACACCAGACCTAACACACTTCGCTTCTCTGTTTCTTCGAGGTGACAGATAGCAATGCTTGTATCCTTGTGTTCAGTCAAGACGTGGTACTCTAGGTAGCGCATGAACTCTGTCTTGCCGATACCTTCAGGTGCTTGGAACACAGTGAAGTGTCCTTGCATCAGACCAAGTGCAACATCATCGAAGGATTCGATACCTGTCGATACATACACTGCATCATCTTGCTTCTCGAACAACTCCAGGAATTGTTCAGGTGTGCTACGAATGTTGTCAGGTGTGTACCGTTTAGCATTGTAGAATGCAGCAGCGTAGCTTGGTTTAGCACCTGCCTCTAGGAACTCGTTAGCATCCTTGAACTTATCGTGTATGATCTGGAATGTTTTCTTCGGGAACAGTGCGCCGATCTTGGTAGCCAATGCACGTCCTGCCTCGTCGTTATCTACTGACAACACAATCCTATCGAAGCTATCTATCCACTCCTTTGCTTTACCCTGCCATAGTTTCTGGTTAGGTGTAGCACTAGGCACGGACACACAAGGGTACTTCTTATCAAGCATCTGGAATGCAGACATAGCATCTAGCTCACCCTCGCAGATCACGATAGACCTAGCTGAACCTGCATTGAACTTATCCATACCGAATAGTTCATCAGTCTTGAATCCCTTGTCTGTCTTGAATCCTTTCTCCTTGGTGTTGCGTACCTTACGGAATCCTGATGGGTACTTGTACACCTGATTGAATCCGAATGTCTGTACGTCATAGAACTCCATGACATCCTTACGCACACCACGGTAAGCCTCGTAGTCACCAAGCCCTTCGATCTCTGTGGTCTTGATTGTCTGTACTGATACTTGTTTTAGTTCTTGCAATGGATAAGTCTCCTTCGCCCAGGGTTTCAGGCTCATGCCTTTACTTGGGTAGTTACGATCACAACTGTGACAGTACCCTACCATCTTCTCTCTGTTGTATGCAAAGGCATCTGAACTATCGCAGTCTGCATGTGGGCAGGGTTGATGTGTTAATTCTCTAGCTTGCATGTCTTAGTGCGCTCCATGATACAGGGAACAGACGTTCCATCTCTTCGTCAATAGCATCAGCTACAATGCGTGACTCTCGTTGTGTGTCTTCAGTGCAGCGTAGGTTACACATGTCAACGAATGCGTCAAGACTACCTGACCAGTACCACTCTGTCATGGCTGATTGAGGGAGTACCATACGTGCTTGCTCTGGTGCTACACCCTCGTTGAGTAGTTGATCGTATGCTTGCCATGCTTTCTCGTTGTAGTAATCAATGCTGAAGTTACTCTTTACCTCGCCTTCACTGCCCTGCTTCTTATCTTCACTACGCCCACGCCATACGTCAGGTACATAGAACTCTGGTTCACTGTCAACGTAGCGACGACTGATCTCGTTCCAACGTAGGAACTTATGCTTGACTAGCTGACGTGCTACAAACACAGGTGCCTTGACATGGAAGGATGCGAAGCAATGTCCGAAGGGACTGATGTGCTTGTGCTTTGCAAGGTACTTGATAAGCTTGTCATCCTTGAACTGTAGTACCTTCGGCTCACCGTTGTGAACACGTGGCATGTAGTCTGACCTCTTACCGAAGCTAACACGTGCAGCGTTGACCACTGTTAAGTCATCACCCATGTGATTGATATAGGTTACTTCAATCATTTTTCCCACCTTTGAATCTGTGTTTGAAGAAGACAATCATATTGATTCCAGTATTGATAGTGACCATCAGTAGTATCCACCACTGCCACCATACTAAACCACCAACCTCAAACATTAAAACATTACCTCACCGTTCTCGTCGTACGGACTACGATAGTACCCCTTCATCATACATTCCTGGCGAGGATCAAAGTCATCATCGTCATCCTCGAAGTCTAAGGCTACTGGTGTCATCACACCAATCTCTCTCATAAAAATTTCTAGTTCAGTTGCTATTGCTGTGTTCATGTTCATACTCCTCATACTTATATATTAGTACATTCTGATTGACCTGTAAAGACTATTCTTCATATTTATCTTTGATACCAAGAAGTCTTTTCAATTCATCCTGTTCGTTGATCTTGAAGATTCTTTCGAGATCATCTCTACCGAATGTACTGTAAGCAGTCTTGTTAATATCGTCCTTACATTCGACGCAATAGAACCGTTGCATCTTCTTATCTACAAACGTAGCGTCTGCTCTGTTACAACAAAAACATCTCATGTCCTGCCCCTTTCTTTAAGTAATATGTATAAAGTATTACTATACTTATAACACAGATTCTTTAAGTACTATCCTTTAAGTAAGATAGAGTATCACAAATCATTCTCCTTGTCAAGTGCTTCTTGCATGTGTGCATGATACCCCATCTCGAAACCATTCCAGAAGTTAGAGTTGATAACCTTGTTGTCGATCTGATCAGAGTCCTTGCGCCCCACCAGGAATCCTAGTGCAAACGCTAGACCAACCAGTGCCACCAACCATCCATCAAGCGTCAACGTACTGCTCCTTTAAGTTGTACATGAAAGCATTGACGACACCATGAAACATCTTGTCTTTGATCTTCAACTGTACTATCTCTAGCTTCTCACGTGCTTCTCTTACATTAAGTTTCTCTGTTATCACCCTGAAACTATTGTCTTCTAGTTCAGCGATGATTACGTATGCGTCTGGTTTGCTATCCATTCTATGTTCCTAGTGCTAGTGCTATCATTACAACCATAGATAAAGTCAGTGCTCTGCCTACGATCAAGACGTATTGTGGTGGTAGCGGTATCGCTATGTACAGTGACAACCCTATCAACCATGCTAATAAACTCATACCTCTACAATCTTCAGTGATAGTCCCAGTTTCTTTACGAATAGTTCTATGTCTCTGCCTCGTCTGTTCATTGCTTTTCTCAAGTTGTTGAACTCTCTGTATGCAAAGATGAAACCATCCTTGTCGATGTACTGTAGGTGATACTTCTTATTCATCGTCGCCCCAATCCTTTGTTACTGTGCAGTTATTCCATCCATCATCGTATGCGCCAATCTCCTCTTTTGTCATGCGTTCCATTGTTACGACACGTGATCCTAAACTGTCAAGCCATAGGTTAGGGTGTGCTTTGCGTCCGTAGTATCTATCAGCATGACCCCTGTCGTATGCAGATTCTAGTCTGTCCATTGCCATTGCGTTTACTTTACCCATGTTATTTCCTTCCGATGTAAGATTCAATTAACCATGCTAGAATATAGCAACAGATTAATATTGTCAAGAGAAAAATTCCTATTGTCATACTGAGTTCCATTCGAATACTGCACGTGCAAACCCACGTGGTGTTGCTGATCTGATGTTCTTTGTCTTCATACTCTTACCACCTAGCTTGAGGTGTTGTCTACTGTGACCTTCTTCGGGTTCGACAGGATCAGTCCAAGGCATAGTGAATCCACCACCTGTCCACAAGCATGTCTTCTTAGGGTATGCGTCACGTGGTGCGATGTAGTCAGGCCACTTCGGATGTTCTGCATCGTCTTCGTGGATGTACCCACCGTATTCGTATGGATGGAAACTGTGATCAGGTTTACGCCAGAGTGTAGCCAACCTAGACACAGGATTCTCTATGAAGTACGGCACACCTAGTGCGTCAAACAAAGAAGCACACCACCGTGCATGATTGCTTGCCCTGATCTGGAATCCGGGATTTTCTTGTTCTTTACGTGCGAAGTGTGCCGCACCTGATACTGCTAGGTCAGTGCATACAGGGAATGCCATGCCGAATACTACGTTTGTACCTGTGAATGTACTTTGCAATGATGCAATCACATCAACGTTATGTAGATCAGTATGAACATAGCGGATCATACCACCGCTATCATAGTGTGTAATACTTAGCGTGTCTGGATCGTGTTGGATGTCAAAGGCATAGCAAGTATAACCTGCCTCTGCCCACGGCTTGAGTGCTTCACCTGTGTAGTCGTAAAGCGATAGTACGATTCCTTTTGTCATGTTACTGTATCCCTAATAGATCGCATAGTTCGTTGTAAGTTTGCTGACCAGAGCAAGATAGTTTGTCGTAGTCCCAACCAAGGTCAGCGATTAATTTAATTACAAGTTCTTTCTTTGTCATTGTCAACCCCTTAGATGTTGTGTTCACGTTTCCATGTAGTCCATGTGATTGCTTGCAGTTCATGCGGCAACACACCTACACGCTTTGCAGCTTTAACATATGCAGCTTGCATGTCAAGATATAATTTCTTACCCATGTTTGTCTTGTCTGTGGTCAGACCTTCACGGTAACCACGAGCAATGTTGAGGGCATGTCCGTCAATCGTAACCTCATTGAGTCCACGAATGTTAGAATAGAATGATCTGATCTTCTGTCCGTTGAGTCGAGTCAGTATGTCATCATCATCGACTAAACTATCTGACAGGATAGACCACGCCTTAGCCTTCATTGTATTGTAACATGACACCTTGAAGTCAGTCAGATCACCGCCTTGTATCCATGCGACACACATTGTCTCTGTGTCCTTGACGTTACGTTCCCAACGATTGTTAGGTGATAGCGCAGCCATGACACCAATCACTGTGTTTACAGGCAGACTGGTTTTGTTGGCAATCGCATAGGCCATACGCTTTGCACGATCATACCATTCCAGGCCACTTGAAATGTCATCTGTAGTGGCTCGGCGGTATACTTTCAGTATGTTTCTTACATGTTGTGTCATAACTACACCCTTTCTATTGATTGACCGTCTTGGAATGGTGCTATTATGGCAGCACCTAACCAAGAGTGTCAATAGTTATTTTATGCTAATCTGTTCCAATCTTCTATTGCTTCGTCAACTATTTCTTCTACCCATTCTTTTTCGTATCCACCTTTCCAAGGTGATCTAGCTTGAAGCATATCAATCAATTCTTGTCTTGTTTTCTTTGGTGTTTCAAAAACTATATGATTGTCTAATTCTGCTATTAGTAGCTTGTAATAGCTTAGTGCAAGTGAGTTATTTTCTATTTTTAGTTTCATTTTGTTTTCCTTTCTCAGATTAGTTCGATCATTAAAACTTCTACACCTGCAGGTTTTATGCCGTTATCATACTTTTCTTTTGTTGCATAAACAAAGTGCCCCTGTTTTCTTTCACCTATTTCGTGAATGTTCCAACCTATTGTATTTAAGAAGTTGTCTAGTTCTTGTATCTCTACTTTGATCATTTTGTTTTCTTTCTGTTGTTTGTGTTGTCGTGGTCTATAGAATGAAAAACAAAACGCAACTTGTCAACCCCAACAATCGAATAAAAATGCACTCTGTAACAATTTGTTACCTGTACTGGTTTTGTTCTATTTAATATATTATAATGAGTACCTATAGCAACACCACAGATAGGTAAGAACTGTTGACGTATTAATCTATTTGAATCAATCAGATAGGTAAGGATTGTTTACCTACTTGGTATTTCCCGCAGAAAGTGGTACAATCATACCCCATGATTACAGATAGGTCAGTATTCTTGACGTATTGTTCCTGGTTTGTTCTTATTCTGTACTACACCACCCCCTATTTGTTCTTGCTTTGTTCTCGGGGGCGGGCAGGGGGTCTGGGGGGTTCCTCTGTATTGTACATTACAACATAAAATTATCTCAGAAAAACATTAGACCCTGCAGAGGGGGTAGGTACTCGTAAGCCAGTTAACCTCACTGTACGGCCACTACAGAGCCTCTCAGAGGTATTTTACGCATAGGGGTGCGGTGTACACTACATGGCGGTTACTTGTAGTACCTTACTTAAAGTATAATTGTTTAAAGTATAAATAAATACTAACAACACAGTTACTTTAAGTAATAGTGTTTAAAGTATTATAATATACTTATAACACAAGTACTTTAAGTAATAATTACTTTAAGTAATATAGGGTATCATAAAAGATTTCTGTAGTCAATAGCTAAAGCGTAAGCGAATTAATAAATTATTTTTACAAGTCATGTCGTTTTAGTGTTGACAAACACACCTTTTCCGTGTTAATATATAAGTATAGGGGTAGCATAAGCGAAAGATGAAACCAATGTCTATGTATAGCTTACAACAACTTAAAACAGAGAACGGAATCATCAGGACTAAGAGTTTGTTTTACGAACTGTCCTATGACTCACCAGAGTATGCGTTGTTTACTCTCAAGGAAGAAGACATCGTGATGCCTGATGGCAGACCTGCTACGGCTCTTGGTAAGTTGTACATAGCATTTGCAACAATGGACCCGACAGAGTACCAGTTCGCTACTGCAGTCTTTGGTAGTTGGGAAGTCTGGGAAAAGATGCAGACGACTGTGCCACTCAAGAAACCTATTGAGAAGTGGCGTAGAGAGGCAGAGGTAAAACGTAAATCACTAGCCTTTGAGTCTGTAGTAAAAGAAATACAAGAGGGTGGACGTAGTAGTTTTACTGCAGCTAAGTTCTTAATCAATGAAGAATGGAAAGCTAAGAAAGAAGACGGACGTGCTGCTCGTAAAGAAAAGAATCTAAAAGACAAGACTACATCTGAAGAAGCTTTCGAAAGAGCAGGTGTAAACGAAGACCTTAAACGATTAAAAGATCAAGGTTTAATTAACTAACGAGGAGGCGCAAGCGAATGGCTAAACGGCCTACAGTAAATACGATTAGTTCTGGCTATGCTTCACAGAGTCAGTTAAATGAAAACTTCAATAATATTCAAACAGCATTCGATAACACTCTATCGTTAGATGGTAGTACTCCTAATGCTATGCAAGCTGACTTAGACTTAAACGAAAATGATCTTTTAAATGTACGTGCTATCTATGTAGATGGTGTTAATGTTCTTAATGTCTTAGACAATGTTACTGTCAGTACAGCAAGCCCTACAGGTGGGGATGACGGTGACATCTGGTTCAAAGTGAGTTCGTAATCTCACTAACAAAGTATCTAGTTAACAAAGGATAAATAAATGGCTGCTCTTTCAGATTACGCAGAGAAATTACTACTAGACTGGATGATGACATCTGGTTCTGCTACACGCCCTACAGCTTGGTATGTAGCACTATACACTGCTGCGCCTAGTGACTCAGGCGGTGGCACAGAAGTATCTACTGGTGGGTATACTCGTCAGTCAGTTGCATTTGATGCTGCTACTTCCCCTGGTGGTACAACAAGTAACTCTGCTGATGTTAGCTTCACTGCAGTAGGTGGGGATTACGGCACAGTTACTCACATGGGTATCTTCGATGCAAGTACAGGTGGTAATCTACTATGGCACGGCATCTTGTCTGCATCTAAGACTGTAGAAGATGGTGACACAATTACATTCAGTGCAGGTAATATCGACTTGACTATGGCGTAAGCAAAGGGCGTAAGCGAATGGCAGGTGGTTTCCGAATATCAGAATCTGGTGATAGTCGAGTTTCTGAATTAGGAGACTCACGTATCACAGAAGAACTAAACTTTGCTTCTGTTAGTTTATCTACGAGTCGTGGTGCTTATCGTGTTGATGAATTAAGTAATCAACGTACTGATGAACAAGGTAACGTCCGAGTCTCAGAAGACTTCGATAGTGTAGTTGTTAGCTTTACTGCTTCACTTACTCTTGATGCTTCTATTAGTCTATCAGGTGGTGGTGGTACTCTAAGTACAGGTGATGCCTACCAAGAAGGTCTAGCTGATTTAGTAGCTACAGGTTCTATTAGTGGACAAGTTACGGCATCCTTCCAGAATACACTAAGTGTTTCTGCTAGTGGTTCTGTAGTAGCTGACCCTGATGTTACACGTAGTGCTTCTGTATCTGTACAGGCAAGTAGTTCACTTACTGACGATGGATATACATTTGTATTCGGTGGACTATTCACTGCAGACCCTGAAGATGAGTACACACGTATTACTGAGTCAGGAGATGTACGAGTTACTGAAGCAGGTGATGTACGTATTGTTGCTGATGTACTTCCTAATGCAGCCGAAGCAGTACTATATGCAACATATACTTACATAGCATTTGAATCTACAGCATATGTTAAGTGGAATGGTGAGTGGACACAGTTCACACCTAAAGTTAAACAAGACGGAACATGGGACGATCCTTTAGCTATCTACAAGAAGATAGACGATTATAACTGGAAGAGGGCTTATTAACAATGGCTAATATTAAAATATCAGATATGACTGCTGCGGCCTCCGCTTCTGGTACGCAGGAATACGAAGTAAACGATGGCGGTACAACTAAGAAAGTAACTGGTGCTCAGATTGCAGCATACGTAAACGGTGAGCTAACACTAGCTGATTTAGGTATTACGTCTACTGCTGCTGAGATTAACTACACAGACATTACTACTCTTGGTACATCTGAAGCCTCTAAGGTTGTAACTGCAGATGCTAATGGTGATGTTACTCTAGCTGCTGAACTTAAAGCTACTTCCTATAATGAAGCCTACGTTGCTGTTACTTCAAGTGGTGCAGCCACTACGGTCAACTGTGAGGCGGGTAACGCATTCAGCCACACACTGACAGAGAACACCACGTTCACGTTCTCTAACCCACCTGCCAGCGGCACTGCGTATAGCTTCAGCATTGAGATTATTCAGGATGCTAGTGCTTCAGGTTACACGGTTACTTGGCCTACAAGCGTAGACTGGCCCTCTGCTACGGCTCCTACATTAACTGCAACTGCATCCGCTAAAGATGTCTTTGTATTCTATACACGAGATGGTGGTACTAACTGGTACGGATTTACTGCAGGTCAAGCACTAGGTTAAGGGGTAATAACTAATGTCAACTAAGAAAAAGTTATTACAAGCTGCTGCAGGTAGTGCGGCAGGTGGCGAAGCCCTGAACGTAGAAGATGTGTTCAGCACTTATTTGTATGAGGGTAATAGCTCTACACGAAATATACAAAATGGCGTTGATCTTACTGAAGGTGGTTTGGTTTGGGGTAAGGCTAGAACGCAAAGCTATAAGCATACCTTATTCGATACTGTAAGAGGTGCTAACAACGCAATATCCTCAGATCGCACTACTGCTGAAGTTACTGAAACAGGTGTAACTGCATTTAATTCCAATGGTTTTACTCTAGGTACATGGGCTGGCTTAAATGCTAATGGCGAAGATTTCGCCTCTTGGACATTCCGCAAAGCCCCCCGCTTTTTTGATTGTGTGACTTGGACGGGCACGGGAAGCCCTAGAACAATAAGCCATAATCTAGGCACGACTGTTGGCTGTATGCTA